TCTAAACCTTGGAAGTCGTTTGTATTTCTTTTTAAGCCTTTGTAAGCATCCCTAAGCAAAACTTTAGCTTGTTCAGGTTTTAGTGTAACTGAAAAATCTGGTCGTCCTTTTACTGGTGTAACTTCTGTTCCATCAAGTTTACTTACAAATTTTTCAAAGTGTTTATCTATTTTGTTTTCTTGATCTACAATTTTAGTTCTATAATCAAGAATACCCTGAGTAGTTTTTGTTATGTAGTCTTCTAGTTTTTTAATTTGTTTGTCGTCAGTCTTTTTTGTTACACTTAATTTACCCAGAACATTAACGGTGTCTTCGGGAAAAGATACTTGTTGATATATTAAATCACTGTAAGCATTTATAAGTCTAAAATAACCCTCAGTATTATCAGGGTAATTTACATACCTTGAAGAATATATATCTTCGGCAGAGGTTTCTGTAAAATCAAGTCCTAATTTTTTACGAACAAGGTTTTCTGCAACTTCAGATATAGTGCCGAGGTCGCCAATAGTTCCACCACTTCTGCCCCCAATATCGTCTGCAGTAATTCTATCTCCCCTACCCATTCTTTCTGCATTAGTTTCACTTAAATCTTCTACTATATCTTCAATTAAAATAGGTACAAAATCATCTTTAGCTTTAGATTCTAACCACTCTTGTGTTGCAGCGTTTAATTCTCCTATAGTAGTAGTGTTAAATATTTCTGCTGTATCAGGGTCCATACTTTGCACTCTGAATAAAATCTGTGGAGAAGCTAATGCTTTAGAGTCTAAAAAGGTTAATTGATCTGCAATAAAAGAAGAGTTAGACAAAGATAGGGGATCAACCTTAAAAATAGTTTCTACGTCTACTGGTGGAGGAGAAAACAGCTCTCCTTTAAAAACTTCTGTTTCTGGCAGGTTAATACTAACACCTTTTTCAGCAAGCATCCTTACAGTGTTTTCTATTCTTTTAGCATCTAAATACGCAGGTTTAAAAACTTCATCTGTCTCTACACCTTTTAATCTATCAACAGAAAAACTAATACTGTCAAAAGTGTCACCACCAATATATCCACGCTCTGTAGCATCCTTCATAGTTCTTTCTATGGCTTCGTCAGTAATAATCATTGTATTATTTCTAATATAACCATAATCATTAACAGCAGGAAGATTTATTTTATTTGCTGCAAGAGAACTATCTTCAATAACTTTTTGAACTTTTTTAGAAACCCCACCATAGTAACGTTCAACTGCTTCTTGCATAAACTTAAGATTAGTTTTTTTGTACCCTTTTTGGTACAGATCAGATTGAAACTCTTCTGCTAATAGAAAAGGTTTATTTTCTGTAACATCATTAAAATCTGTTATTGCCCCTGAGCTTGAATACGGAGAGTTTACATTAGGAGTAATAATAGAACCACGAACATGCCCTATGTCATCCCTAGATGAATGTTGTCTTCTTGGAGTAATTTTACCTGCACCTGTAGTAGCTGCAATGTTCATAAAGAAATATTCTTGTTCATCCCCATATGTAAAACCAGCTTTATTTTGTCTTTGATCCAGTTTATTGCGGCTTTGTTCTTGTGCTTTTACTTTAAATTCTTTTTGTTCAACAAGGTCAAGAAGTTCTTCTCTAGTGTATCTTTTACTACTATCAACAAAACTGTCTGGAAAAACTCTTACTGGAACATTTAAATTATTTCGTATCTCTTTTAAAAAGTTATTAGCTGTTATACCTTTTTTAGGTATATTCATTGTCTCTACATAGGAGCTGATAGGACCACTAAGGTTTATAGTTTGTGTTGGGTAAGAAAAAGAAGTATTTGTTTTTGGTTCTAAACGAGTAGAGGGAAATGCTAGTTCTGTTTCTGTTGGCACAAAAATATTATCTTTAACAGGATATACATCATATGTACCGACGTTAAATCTAGCTTTTTTATCAAGATTAAACTGTTGGTGACGAAGATTATCTACTAGTGTTGTAAAGTTATCAGATAAAGCTTCAGAAACCCTGTCTGGAACGGAAACACCTTTAGCTTCAATATCTTCTGAAGCATTTAAAACTAATCTATCAGAATACTCTTTAATTATATCTTCCCCTGAAGAGGATAAAAATTTACTTTGAACACGGGGTTCAGAAAGTTTTTTAGTGTCTAACTTTGAGTACACATTTTCTAAGAAATCTTCTATGTTTACACCGTCAAAAATTTGATTGGCAATAGCAAAACGTCCAGAACGTGCAGGGTTTTTAATACTATAAAAATTTTCCACACCTTCTTCACCAAACGCATCTTTTAAAGATAAAGTTTTATCTAGGTCAGGATTAATACCAATAGATTTTTCAACATAAGGTTTTTCTTTACGTCTGAAAGCACCTACCATACTTCCAACAGCATTATCAGGAAGAGTCTGTGTACTTGCTCCTACAGCAGCACCACCAGCAATATCAAAAACATCTCCCATTTGTACATCTGTAGGACTACGTTTACCTGTAAGTAGATCACCGGGAATACTTGCTGTTTCTACTGCACCTTCTACTATAGCTTTACCTGCACCTACTACCTCTTCTCCTGTGGGTAGCCTTGGGTTTTCTGCATAAGCTTTTACTGCAGGTATAACATCTTCTTCAATCTTTGTACGGGTAGTACGTTGATCAGGGTCACGGGCTACAGTATATCTGTTACCTAAAAATGTTTGATACACAAAATTACCAGCATCATCTTGACCTACAATACGGTCTGACTCACTAGCATCTAATGGTTTTTTAAAGAAAGGTACAGATTCTAACCCTAAAGATTGTTCAGCCATTAGCATTAACCTTTAACCTAAGCTGCTTCAAAGCTTGTAGTGCATGTATCTGTCCCTGTAACCTATACATTATGTGAGATTCATCTGACTGAGAAAACATTTTGTAACTAGCCTCAATACGTTCATCTAGTTCAGCTTCAAATGCTTTCCATGCTTCTGGGTTATTTACTAATAGTTTTAAACTCACTGCATTGGTCCTTGTCCAGTGTTAGCTGAGAAGCCTTGTTCTCCCGGTGTAGGGGCTGTGCCTGTACCTATAGTACCCCCTCCGCTACCTTGAGTATCCTGTACCTGCGCCCCTGCTGGTGGACCCTGTGGGCTTCCTTGTGGTGGTGCTTGTGGTGGAGGTGGTGGTGGATTTTCTTCACGAAACTTTTTAAGTAGTTCAGCTTGTACTGCAGCATCACTCATTGAGTTTACCAATTTGTCAGGGTCAAGGTCCATAGACTTAGCAATCTCACGAACAATATAATCCATCTTAGCAAACGGAGCTAGCACAGGGTTCTGTACCACACCAAGGAATTGCATCAGGCGTTGACTACGTACCTCATTAGCCATTAGACTTTCAGTACCACGTGCTTTAACTTCAAGATCACCTTTAATCTCATCATCATAATCAAACTGCATGTTAAAGTTAAAGAATGCTTTAGCTAGTGGTGCTAGTAGGTAATCGTCTACATTCTTAACTACATTCCGTATAGAACCATTAGCAGCAGACATGAGCATACTAATGCCAGAAGCTGTACGTCCAACACCTTGAACTCCTGTCTGACCATGAGCAAAGCTAGGAAAGCCTGTACTCTCGTCTGCTAATACACGTGCCTTATCAAACATCTGCATGTTCTCATTGGATACGTTGGGGAACTTAGTGCCAAAGATAGCTTGTCCCGGCGCACCACCTTGACGACGAAAGACTTTACCGGGATATACTGATAGATCTTGGCCGGGAACTAGGTTAGTCTCGTCCACCTCAATCAACATATTACCAGATAATGCAGCATTGTCAACAGCCATACGCATAAAACCATTCATTAAGGTCTGTGTATCGTCCATGTTCTCAGCAATACCCACACCAAATAAACTATATGGACTTACTTCATATGGTACTGCATAGTAGGGAATGATAGAGGGAGTAAATGGGTTCATAACTAAACGCAATACTTTACCATTACATACCCAAATGTTTACATTGACTTGATCCATATCTGCTAGTTCTGTGGGGATATCTATGTCATGTCCTTCAAGAACTTCTGTGTCTACACTACCCCAGAACTCAAGGACTTCAAAACGTTCAGCTTTGGATTCCTGAGCATCATCCTCCATAGCTTGTTCCCACCATTCTTTGATGTAAGACTCACCATCAGATACAGCAAGGTCAATAGCATTGCTTCTAAAGAAAGGACGTCTTTTAAGATTACGTAGTTGAGTACGTGACATTTTATGACGTTCTACTACATACTCAGCTTCATCCATGTTAGATGCATCAGGATCAGGATAGAAGTTCCAAAGAGATACACTAGAGGTTTGAGGAATAGTTTTAATCGTAGGGGAGTACTCACCCTCTTCACTCCAATTAGCATACTCTTTGTCTATAGCAAACGGACCTTTCATTACACCTGTGCCAAACAAGGCGCATTCAAAGGCAGCTACACGTAGTTGTTTATTTGCATTGGACTCTTCAAGTTGATCATGGATTTTCTTTTCCATTTTCTTAGCTGCTACCATAGCGGGATGAAATGTAACTTCTGTAATAGTGCTACTTTCACCTTCTTTAAGTTCTTCAGCAACAGGAGATAATTTATCAGAAAGACCAGCTAATCTTTCTTTAAGATCAGTCATAGTTTCGCCGGGAAGTAACTTTAGATCCTCTGCTGTTGGACCTTTGGCTTTCTTCATTTCATCGTTAGATTCAAAATGTACAGCTTCTACTACACCTTCAGGTAAGGTAGTGGGGTCTACAGTAACTGGAAACTTATTGTTGCCAAAGAGTACTTCAATGATTTGACCATAGGCTGCAAGAACTTTAGTCTTAGTTACTTTAACAAAGACTTGAGATTTTTCTGTAGAAGTAAACTGCACGTCAGGTCCATAAAGACCACGATAATTACGGTAGGCTTGTATCCAACGATTTTCTTCTGTTTCTCTGGCATCAGAAGCTTTTTTATAGTGGCCTTGCACAAGCCCTACAATACTACCTGCAAGAGGATCACTGTATGTATCTTTTTTCATGTCCTCTAAAGAGCTTGCCTCTTCAATGTCCATTCCCATACTTTCTTCAAATTCGTCCATAGTATTTCCTTAATAACCAAACGTTGGGTCACTTACTTGAAACCCTGATTTTTGTGTTGCGGGGTCAAAATCAAATAAACTACTTCGTGGTCTTGTCATAACCCCATACCTAATTGCATCGTATAGGTGGTCTTCTGAGTGTGTATCTACATCTTCAGGATTGTTTTTATCTAAAGGTAGGGCTGGCATTTGTGATATAGTACTGATGCAGGTATTAAAGAATACTAACCGTGGTTCCTCAGTAAACTCATCTACCTGTAATCGTCTGTGTATCTCGTTCTTACCTGCTACCCTTGAACCTCTGGACCTGTCAGCAGGTCTCCATCTGCAACCTCTCATAATCATTTGTTCAGCTAGACTTGGGCCAGTATCCCCACGTTTATGCCAAAGAGATGAGTCAAGCACACCATAACGTATCTTCTCTCCGTCCTCTGCATCTAGTATCATATCAGCTAGATCAGTAGCTATAACCTTTGAGCAATACATCTCACGGTAAACTATGAGTTGTTCATCAGGAGATACTGCAAACCAAACAACTCCTGAGTAAGAACCATATCCATAATCACACGCCCTAAACTTTACCCAACTTCTGGGTATTTCAAAAGGTTCTATTACGTGTATCTGTCTGTTCCACTCAGGGAAAGCAGCACCTTCATTTACATCCCAGTTACCTTCTAGTAGTTGCTTACGTTGATGCTCAGGCAGTGATAGTAGATTAGCTTCATATAAACCATCATCAGCTAGGTAAGGATTATCAAACAAAGTAGCAGGAATAAACCTACGTTTAAACAGTGGTTGACCCTCTTTTGAGTGACCTTTAGGCCAAGCAATGCGTTCTCCTGTTTCAGGATCAGTAGCATTAAAGCTGGTATTATGTGGGGCTGGGTCTACAAAAGTTTTTTTAACCCATTGATGACCAGCGCCGCCGGGGTTAGTAGTAGCTCTTTGATAAAGATTAAGCCCACTATTTTTAGTAGTACGTAACCTTGATCTCATATAGTTCCAAGGATAAGGGCTAGGCCATTGTGTAAGTTCGTCAAAACCAATCCAATTAAAAGCTTGTCCTTGATATCTTTGTACATCGTCATCTCTGTCTAAGTATGAAAGCCAAAGAGTAGCACCGCTTGGAGCTACCCACGTTTTATCTCTTTCCATAAACTTAATGCCGGGGATTGCTTTGGGATAGAGTTGTTTGGATACTGAGATAAGTTCCCTGAGTTCTTCTGTGCTTCTTCGTACAAGTAGCATAGAAGATAAAGGATTATTAAAATACCTAACAGGATCGGCCAACATAGCAAAAGACTTACCACCACCAGCCGCTCCACCGTATAGTACCTCCTGTTCTGATGCTGAAAGAAAATCTGTCTGAGGGCCGGGATTTGGCTGAAAGATTATCTTTTGAGCTTTTTCAACCTCTATCGGCTGTGGCTTCAGGGCTACGGGAGTAATTGTACTCTCTGGCTCCGATACGGTTTCTTTCAAGGGTTTCCGCTTTTGCCGCCGCTTCTTTGTAGCGTTCAGCGTAATAGCGTTGCGTTGAAGCCTCTGCTTTACGTTGTCGTTCAAGTTTAACTCTTTTCATTAGACCCACATGAGAGATATATCTACCTGACTTTTCACTCAACCAATTAGCTACATCTCTATAACTGTATTGTTTTAAATACTTCTTAGCTTCTTCTAGAGCCTCTAATTCTTCTGGGATTGGCAGAAGTATATCACCATCATCAGGGTCTTGTCTATAACCAAAAGGTACAATCCTACCTACTCTAACGACAGAAAGCCATTCGTACTCATCATTAACCAGTTCTGGTTTAGGTAATTTCCAAGTTTTATTAATTTTCATTTTTAGGTGGTAAAATAAATATAGGGTTTTCAGCTTTAACTTCTACTTTCTCGGTCTTTACAAAACCAGCACGATCTAAAAAGTCTTTAGCTGCAGCCATTTTTTCTTTATTGCCAAGGTCAGTAGGGTTAGTCATAACTTGCATCATTGAGTATGCAGCTTTACTACCAGCAGTGGCAATAAATTTTTTAGTAAGTTCAGTTATTTCATCTTGCAATACCGCAGTAACAGTTGTTGAAGACACAGTATCAGCATAACCTGCAAGACGTTTAGCCCTTACAGGATCACCCTGTGCTGACTCAAATAACACGTCAAGAAATAGTTGTTGTTTTTCCGTAAGTTTTCTCATGAACACTCACACTTTTGACAGGGGCAATCACGATTAAGTAAAGCACACCATATACGTTTTATGTAACCAATCATGTTATTCTCCTATGCTGTTTTACTTTTTTTGCAACTTTCTTAGGTTGAGCCACAAACTGTTTGCCCTGAGCCTTGCCTCTTCGTTTGGCACGGGTTGTAGCAGCATACTCAGAATCACTAAGAGATTTAATAGCCTTTGCAGGTAGGTATCTTTCACCTGTAGCCTTTGGTCCTTGGGTGGAGGGCTTACCACTTTTAGTCCTCCACTTTTGTTTGGTCCAAGACTTAAGACTCTTTTGACTTTTTGCTAGTGCCATTAGGTAATTTTTACCAACTTATAACCTTTGGCTTTAGCTGCAGCACGGATTTGAGCAAGAGTCATAGTAGGTTTCTTAACTGACCCACCTTTAGCATAACCTTTTTTCTTCATCATGCCACCTTTGTTCATCTTACCTTTACCATCCATAGCAAAGGAGGGAACCATTTTACCAGTCTTAGGGTCTTTAGACATTGGCATACCGCCACGTGCATAACCCTTCTTTTTCATGCCACCTTTAGCATAACCTTTTTTCTTCATAGCCATTGTATTATTCCTCTTTATAAAGATTGTTAAATACTCTGTCTGTATCCCAGACATAAGATGTTTCTTGTTTAGAATGAAACACGTTTTGATTAGGTTTAAAGTCAGGCGCACCTTGTCCTGTTTCAAACCAAGCTGGATGAGTTACCCTCACTCTGTTATTAGGTAACGCAACAATATTACCTGTGTATTCTCCTGCATCTAATAACTCTAATACGTGAGACTGTTTGTGTTGTGCAGGATCATCTGCAACTTCACTGTCTGTATAGTCTACTGTGAAGTAATATTTAGCAGGGTAAAACTCTCCATCAACTTTAGCAATCCATGGCGCTGGGCTTGCACGTTCTAACTTATAGACTGAGTGGTTATGTGACATACAGTCCCAAGGTTGAGCAAGGTATGGCGGTAGTTCTTCAGGCCAGTCTTCTAGTGGTGTATCTGCTACTAACGCAGTAAGGGGCATTCTAGCCCACATAGCACCGCCATGTACATTTTCAGTATCATCAAAGTCTGATTCACAGCCGGTAAAGATAACTTGAAAACTTAGTGTTCTATTTGGTAGAGTAGTTACACCAATCACCATACAGTGTAAAAAATCTCCGTGGTATTCTTCCATATTCTTTGTGTACTCTCTGCGTACCCAAGCTTTAAAATATGGTATGCTACTTGTTAGATGAGGCATTACGACTTATACCCACCACCTGCCTTTTTATAGGCAGAGGCAAGCATCTGTGCTTTACGTGCTGACCATTGACCCGGCGCACCACCTTTACCACCAGCTTTAATGCGATTAAATTGTTGTTTTCTCATACCGGGTTTAGTGTAATTACCTGCTTTGTTTACCGTAGAGCCACCTTTAGAAAACCCCATTTTATTTTTAAGGTTGTTTGTTTGTGACTTAACCATGCCACCTATATTATAAGTCATAGTTTTATTAGCCATTTTATTTACCTTTAGTTATTCTTTTTATAGCTGCACTTAAAGTTAGTCCTTCTTTTCTAATTAATTTATTTACATCTAATTTTTGTTTACTTGATAGAGCATAAAAAACTTTTAAAGTGGCGTTACTTGCTTGTTGTTGCCTTAAAATAGGATTACGATTTAGATTTTTTTCACTACGATCATCTTGTTTTACTTTTGCTACAATAGCTTTACCAGTTGCAGAAAGTTCACCAGCTTTACGAGAAGTATCTACCTTGGATCTTAAATGTTGTTTACCTGATCCTACTAAAGCTTTTGTTTTTGCACTAGCAACTGTTTTAGGTTTTGAAAGATTTTTACCTTTAGCATTTAAATAGGCTGTTAAAGCTTTACCTTTATAAAGACCTTTATTTTTTTCTTTCCAAGCATTTAGTTCTTCTTTAGTTACATCGGCAAGTTTAGTATTTTTTACTATTCTTTTACCTGCTGCTTTACGTTTTAAATACCCCGGTATACTATCAGTAGTTTTAGTAGGAGCTGCAGAGTTAAATTCTGCTTTAAACTTCTTCATTAAACCTTGTTTAGTTTCACCTTTTCTTAAAACAGTTTTTTTACCTCCATCAACTTTACTAATAAAAGTAAAGTTTTTTTCAATAGGATTCATTCTAAAAGCAGCTCTTGCTTCCCTAAACTCTCTATTAAATGTCTTCCTTTTTTCTGACGCTCTTTTTGTCATAGCTCTATGCCTTTATGTCTATCCTACCACTTGACTTTGTGGGACCAGTATTTTGCTGACAGCTTGCTCGTTGGTTTCCCTTGTGCATCATGTCTTGCATAATAGCTTTTTTTACGGGCTTTATCTTTCGCAGTCTTGGGGGCTTTACCCGCACCTTTAACGCCCTGCTGCCCAAATCTGATAAATTTATAAGTATCCCCTTCCTTAGCCATAACGCAGTGAGACTTAGTAGGATGTTTAGGAGTTCTCTTAGGTTTATTAACACCCTTAAGTCCTTCCTCTTTCATCTTAGTCTTGACTCGTTCAGGGATAGACATGGTAGTTCCTTGTGAATAATGAGGGGAACACCGGCGTCTAGTTTCACCCCCAACTTATAGTATAAATATTTTTACTATTGTTCAACGCCCAATCTCTTTGGCACACAATAAGCAACTGCACGATCTTCTGGTGCTATGCCATGTGTGCTATATCTTCTTACTATTTCCTTTGCGTAGTAGTTGCATTGTTCTATGGTGTTGAATACCATATTGTCTTCTATAAGCTTCCTATCTATACCAAGATAGACGAGAAGAACGAAGGTATACATTACATCATTTCAAAGTGTGGTGCATCAATAAACGGTCTACGACCTTGTGAACGACGAAGATCTACGTACTCATTCATTGCGTCTTCCATAGAACCCTCATAAGAAGCAATGTCACCTACAGTCCATGCAGCTCCCCACTTGATAGAAACACTATGCACAACTGCAGCATCAGCCATAGCATCAGCAATCTCATCATACTTATTCAATGACCATGTAATATTAGGGCCGATGTAGGCTACAAGGTCTACTGCACGACCCTCTAGGTGCTTACTCTTCATTGTTTGACTTGCACCACTAGCTACAAGTTTCTCCTGCTCTTCTACAGTACGCATACCACAGGTAACACCAAAGTCTACTTTAGTAAGAGTAATAGCAGTCTTAACCACTTCTATTAACTTAGGATTAATACCTTCAAGTCTTCCTTCACTACGTGATGATAGTTTAAACGCCATTACTTTTCTCCGCTATGAGCTTTGCTTGCTCTCGTATTTGTTCTTGTTGTTTTTCTAATGCAATAAACTGCTTATCTAACTCGGATAGTTGAGGGATAGGTATTACGTTACGCATCGTTACTTTTTCCTTTTAATTAGGCCACCTTTATTAACTAAAGCACGAATAACTTTACCTTCTTTATTACGCTTTACTGGACCTTCTTGTTTTATTTTAGATTTGGGTGGCGGTCTTCCATAAAGGTCTCTTATAATTTTATCAAAATATACTGGGTTTTCTTTAAAAATTTTACGTAACCGCATCTTTTCCTTACCAGTAAGTCTAAATTCTTCTTTTTTATTTGTTGTATTAATACTCATTATTTTTTCCCAAAGAACTTACTCACTGACCTCATACCAATACTAGCTGATACAATTCCACCAAGAGCTATCTGATACCACTGAGGCATTACTTCAAGTGAGGCAAAACCTCTAGCTACTATCTCATTACCCCAATCCCCACAAAAGGCTAGGATTAATGGGATTGAGAATAACAGGGTAATCCACTCATCTTTCCATGAGTTCTGAGTGCCTTTCATAGCCTCAATATCCCAGTCAATCTCTCCTGTAAGCTGTTTCTTTTTAATCTCAGCCTCAGTTAATTTGATCTGGGTCTTACCATCTATGATACTGGTGGCTAGACCAGTAATGCTTCCTATAAGTTGGGCTATCATTTATGCTTCTCGTTTCCTAACCATACAGCAAAGCATCCTGTTAAGGCTCCCATACAGATAGACACTAAGCCTGACTGTTGAATTGATGGATCAGGTAGTGTCATAAACCAATGAACTGCTTGATAAGTTAATACTGTTACTGCAAACATCATAATACGTGGCATAATCTGCCACTTAAGTATACGTTCCATAATAATCTCTGGCATTACTCCCAATCCCTTTTTGTTCGTGGTTGAAATACGTCTTTGGCCTCAAGATGACCCTCTAGGTACATGGCTCTTTCAACATGATCTAGAGTATACTTGACGCCTGTATCTTGAAATATTGCTTCTCGTACATAGAAGACGTCTGATCTTGGGATATGCACTCTATGCATCTTCCCTTCGTCTTCTTCAGCTAATGCTAAGTAAAATTCTTCTAGTACATTATCACTAGAATAAGTTTTAGTTTTAGACATGGGTAGTTATACCTAAAAAATTTCTCCTGTCAAGAAGAAACGACAAAGAATCTAAGAAAATTCTTGGGTACTTAAAGTATACTTTAAGTGTACCTTAAGTATCTATTACTACTATTAATTATAAAGGTAGTAATTTTACTTAAAGTAAGCTTTAAGTTACTTTAAGTATACTTATTATACCATACTTTAAGTATTTGTCAAGAGAAAAGTTAAGATTTTTTACTTTTATTATTGATAAGGTGGAGATAGGACACTTAAAGAGTTCTTAACGGCGAGGATCGGGTATTATCTTTGGGTAGAATACCCTCTGAGAGGCTGTGAGTGGCTCTCTAAGTAGGCATGTCGTATATTCATGGGGGTCTACCTACCGAACACCTTAAGATGGCTGGATTATGATTAACATTATGTGATCACAAAAGGTATAGGATTATGTATGGAGGGGGATTATGTGATCACAAAGTAAATATGGGGTATTTGTTAAGGTAGTTACCAAGTGTATTTGACCCCCCGCTGTCATTGAGTGTATACGTATACGTACACCCCCCGCGTGGCCCATGCCCCCCTATGCTTTAGTATAGGTATGACACCGGCTTTTGACATTATGTATATACTTTAGTATGCCAACCTACTGAAAAGATTATGTTTTATATACAATGTACTATTCTTAAGTATACACGAACAGGGTTTTTCCTTGTGTTTTCAAGGGGTTGTGAGTTGGGGTGAAGTCATGCTCTTTACACTATACCTAATACATTATGTCTGCACATATACCCCACCCCATTATGTCAATCATGCTGCCCTATTTATTATGTCTATACATTATGTCTTATACATTATCTCTTATACATTATCTCTTATACATTATGTCCTATACAACAACTCTTATACATGAATAATTTATTCCTGTTATGAATAATCTCCAGTGAATCAAAAGTATGTATCACCTACACAAAAGGCCTGATTCGTTTTTTGAATACTTAGAACTATTCTAAACAAGCCTGTAACCTGTTGTTTTTATTCACTATCTTTAAATATGTTTATTATCTTTTGATTATGTGTCTATATGGTTTCAAGGTTTTTCGGAATCTTCTTGTATCGGCCTACCGTTTGCATCCTATCCTTGGGGGACTAGGGGAGTGCTACGGGACTAGCTGACTACATGTATAACACTTGTTCTTTATAGTGGCTTAACATTATGGCACTTTTTGTGTCGTCAATCGGTGGTGGTGTAGTGCTGCCCAATAAGACAGTGGCGTAAGTCCTAGCTTGCTAGGGTGCACGGTTGATAATGTGAGTTATGGCAATCTCATTGCGTTTGCACAATATACTTGTGTGCTATTTGATAGTGCTTAGTTTGTGCTTGTCAATGTGAGTAATTGCCATTGCTCTTGAGTTATATATTTGCGGTGGACTATGCTGAGATGCAGAAACCGCATGGTAAGTAAACCTAACGCTATTCTATCCTGCCAACCAACGTGGGGTGTAATAGTGTTGGTGTAGCTTGCACTGTGCATACGTCCTGTGTGCATGGTGTTTGGCTACATCATGGAGGTTCCTATGGCTAACAAATACGTGAAAACTGATAATCAAATTGATGCTGGTATTGCTTCAATAGCAAAGCGTGGTGTTAAAATGCAGGATGATATTCATACTTGTGGGTGTGCAATTATCCGGCGTTGGCATGACACTAGCGATGTGTCTAAGGCTGTAAAGCAGATGAACGCTTTACTGGTCGCAATTCCTGCAATGGGTCGTGCCAATGCTTTCAAAGCGTGGGTAGAGGCTTATGCTACGTTCGTTTGGAATACAGACGACAAGTGCTTTGCATACCACAAGGCACGTACCAAGATCAGTTTTGAGGATGCTAAGGCTGCAATTCAAACTCCTTTTTGGGAGTTCAAGCCTGAGCCTGATTATAAGCCAATGGACCTTGATGCAATGATTGCTGCGCTTATCAAGAAAGCTGAGAAGCGTAGGGATGATGGACTGACAGATAAAGATGTTGTTCCGTCTGACAAGATCAAGGCACTCAAGGCTATTGTTGCATGATCCACAAAAACTAAGCACCCCATGTATCAGCATGGGGTGTGACTTCTTGACTACTGATAGCGTCCTGCATGGGGCGCTTTCTGTGTTCAAGCCTTTTGAATACAGCCTCAACGGTTGAGGTTTCAATGACTAGGCATAGGGGTGAACCGTCAGTGAACCCCCAAGGATTGCCAACTATATACATGAGAGTGCTGTGCGCCCACATTTAGCATGGGTGGGTGTGTGATCTGTGAGACAACTCTTACAGTGTCACCAAAGTTTTGTAGGTGCAAATCCTACCCGCACAGAATAATACCCAAGCTGTGAGTGGGTGGGGGTTTTTTGCATTTGTTCCCCCCCGTAACCGCAGCAGTAAGAGCAAGGTCTCACTACTTGTGATCTTACCGTAGAAACCACGAGACGGTTAGTCCCCACACCACGTTGGTTACGTGTTGAATGTGGGGCTTTTTATTTATAAAGGAGGTAGTAGATGGAATCAGACCTAGAAATGAGGGTAAGAATGATGCAAGTCAAGGTGTATGTCAATGGCACTTTGCTTTGTACCATGCCAAAGCGTGACGTGGATGATCTGCGTCATGCAATGCAACGCAAAGGGATTGAGGTGACGTATGAATAACCAACAGCGTATACACGCTGACCTACTCACTGCCCTAACACAGATGGGCGGTGTGTCTACCTTTGCTGCTGAGTTGATTGCTCAGTACATTCTAAGTAAATACAAAATGGAGGAACTATAATGTTTCGTGATGACTTTCTTTGTGGTAAATTCTTTGACCAGTGGACGGCACTGAGCCGACAGTCTCAGGTCTTACGTCAAGAATTGTACCAGCTCAATGCTGATATGATGGGTCCGAAAGAGTGGGAGCATAGTGCTGATCGCCGTAAGCATGAGATCAACATTGCATGGGCTGAACACAAAGCTGATAGGATGCTGCAATGATCTGGGATGACCAGAAAATGGAACAAATGGTTAAGCTGCGTAAGAGTGGCTTAACTGCACAAGAGACTGCCCTTGTGTTAGGTACAACTGCGAATACGGTCTACAGCAAGGAACGCCGTATCAGAAACGGTAGTACTGCTCACACTAAACCAAAAGATGGCAGTAATCAAAGGAGATACACTTCAAACGAAGTAGGTGTGTCTCCACGTGAAGTAACTGAGACCTATAAGGTCTTTCTTGTGACAAACACTAAGACAAACACTTACTACAAAATTAGTGGTATGGGTCATGAGTTACCCCACAAAGCCCTTAAGTCTACTATCTTAGGAGAAGAAAGACGTATGTACTCAGAAACAGCCAAGGCACTACTAGTATACGAAAGGATAATGTGATGACACGTGAACAAGCCAAAAACCCTGACTTGGTGAGGGGCTTTAAGTGTGGGGTGACTGGCCCTAAAGTGTATCTAGGTCTTATGACTAGGGATGAGGTACACAACCTTCAAAAACAATTATACGGTTCTGGTGTAATTGTATGGCATCAAGCAAAGGTAACATAATGAAAAAATGGTATGACCACATATTGATTGACATTGCGGCTGTATTATTGATAGCTGTATTGACGATGGCAATCCTGTTCATGGGTTGATCATTACCTAGAGTGCATAGTTCGGAGATATGCACTTCATGGTACTGATAAAGTACCTTATGAGAAATGTTCTTAGAAAGGAACAAACAATGCCCTCTTATCCTTTAGATTTAAAACATGAAGTGGTAGAGTTTTACAAGAATAATACCTTATCAGCCACCACACAGAAGTACAATGTGTCAGTAGGTACTGTGTGTAATTGGTACAACAAGGTTACTGGTCAACGTAAGAAACCATCTTACAAAAACCACAGCTTGGACTTGATCCACTGTGCTTGCCAGTACTACACACACCATACATGGTGGCAGACCTGTGAGGCTTTCAAAATCAGTCAAGCCACACTATACAAATGGCGTGATGACTATGGGTATCCACGCAAGATTCAGAACCGTAACTTGTCAAAGGACAAGACACCCGATGATGTGTCACAGCTACACGCTAAGGCAATGTGGGAAGCTAATAAGAAAGCTGAAGACTACCGTGAAAAGATGCGTGAGCTTGAAGGTCTTGTTGATAACCTACGTTCTGATGCATCCTCCATTCAGAATAAAATGTTTGACTTTCTTGAATCCCTCAAAGAGGATGAATAAAAAGCACTACCCCTCATGCAATACTGTGTGAGGGTACACCCCTTCTTACAAGGAGATTAATATGCCATATGAGATAGTAATGGTAGATCCAGACCTAGCCCAGCATGTATGTGTTGGGCGTGGTATCACTGACAACAGTGAGTATCTTGTTGAGATGTACATTGAGAAATGGAAACCCTACCCTATCAGAAGGGAAGACGAGATACACAGTAATGGTGATCTTGTCGGTGGCTTCATCACAATAGCTGACAGCATGGTACGTGTCACCTTTGGTGTCAACCCACGTTACAATGGGTTCATTGTGCGTAGGGTTGCTGACCTACACCCTACTGACAAGGTACTGCAACGCTTTGGTCCCTTTGAGGATGATTGTGCAATATTTAAAGATCATGTGTTTGTTAATTGGCTCAGGACCAAGCTTGACGAGACTGACATTTGTTCTAAGGAACATAAGTATCAGAACTGGTTGTTACGTCTACGTGCATTGCAGCCTATCCGTTCCAAGATTGCACATGGTAAGATCAGCATGTACCAGACACGTAAAGATGCAGACAATGACAGACAGGTAGCTATCAAGGCTGGTCGTTCCTTCAAGTACATCTTCCCTGAGTTACCTGACTCAGACATTGAGATACTTACTGATGCTTTCCGTGAGAGGTTCGGCTTACGTACCTTCACACTCAAGACAGGTACATCACCTGATGACTTCACTCATGCCTATTCACACAATCAGGCAGACATGGACAATCCTAAGACTACCACTACCAGAAAGGCTATTGCTCATTCATGTATGCGGTATACGTTTGATCAACTGCCACAGCACCCTTGCTCTGTCTATGGCAGTGGTGACTTCAAGATTGCTTGGTTAGAGACACCTAGTGGTGAGATTGCTGGTCGTGTTATGGTGTGTACATCATACAAAGAGAGACCACAAGCTGGTCCTATCTATGGTGTTTGTGAGAACTCAATCAATCAATTACAGGATTGGCTTGACAGTATCAATGCAGTAGGGTATGAACGTGGATCACGCTGGTTAGGTGCTAGGCTACTAGCCAAGCCTCATCAGGGTGGTTTCATAGGTCCATACTTAGATGTGACACCACAGCGTATGATTGAGTGTAGTGATGGTGAGTATCTTATCATAGATGAATGTGGTGAGGTGGATGCTAGTACATATCATGGCATACTTAATGGCTCATACACTGAGTGTTGTGAGTGTGGTGAGTCACTCAATGAGGATGATTACTATTGCTCAGAGCATAATGGGTATCACTATTGTGAGCATTGCTTCCACAATGAGCATACTTACTGTGATTACATATGTGAGCATGTACACAACTCTGAGCTTGTTGAGGTTTGGCATCAGTGTAGTTGGGGGCCATCATTAGATAATGTATCCGAGGATGCACGTGATGCCAACTATATTCTGTGTAAGGATGGTAAGCATTGGCTTGATGATGATGCAACATGGTGTACGTCTGAAGAGGTTTGGCTATCACCTAAAGACATGGAAGATGATTACTTCCAATCAGATTGGGATGGTGAAGTATACAACAATGGTGTCAGGTGTTTCACTGAGGATGGTCATGATGTAGCAGAGGATGAGATTCTTGATAGTAATGATACTTGGGAGAAGAATCCTGAAGGTGTCTGGATAAAAGTAGAAGAGGAAGAATAATGTATAGCTTAATAGAAATGCTGCGGTACAAGAGACCGCAAGGTTCCAGCACTCAGCAAGAGTTCTGTGAACGGTTCCTAGAACCACACTTTGGTTTGCCTGATATCAACGGCAACTACATACTGCGTATAGGTGATAACCCTAAGATATGCTTTGCGTCACACCATGACACAGTACACAAGACAGAGGGCTTACAGAAGCTTGTTGTCACTAACAACATAGTATCCGTAGCTGACGCTGCTACATCCTCATGCCTTGGTGCTGACTGTACTACTGGTGTATGGCTCATGCTTGGTATGATTGAAGAGGGTATTGAGGGTGTGTATGTAGTCCATGCAGCAGAAGAGTCTGGTTGTGTTGGTAGTGGCGCACTTGTCAAGAGTCATCCTTATTGGTTGACACACATTGACGCAGTTATATCCTTTGACAGATACGGTGAAAACTCAGTGATCACACATCAGATGGGCAGACGTACAGCATCAGATGACTTTGCTAAATCATTTGCTACAGCACTTGACCTACCACAGCTTGTGGCTGACACAGGTGGCTCATTCACTGACAGCAATGAGTATGCTGATAAAGTTCCTGAGTGTACCAACATCAGTGTAGGTTACTATGGTCAGCACGGTGTCAATGAGACACAAGACCTTGAGTATGCTGACCTGTTGATGTATGCCTTGACACAAGCTGACTGGTCCAAGCTAGTGATATCACGTGATCCATCCATGTACGAGATGCACTATGATGATGATGACTTCTGGTCAAGATGGGGTAGCTTAAGTGGTAAAACTTATGGTAACTACAATGAGCCTCTGGATAATTATGACACTGAGGATATGCATATATTAGTTTCAGAGCATCCTGATCTAGTAACTAAAATGCTTATTGAGATGGGGTTCACACCTGATCTACTGATTGACGAGGCTAAGATTGAATCACGTAGTTATACCAGTGATTACGTATCAAGAAAGTATATGTGACAACAGGTCACACTTGACTGTAGATCTAATTGAGTATAACTTAAAGTACTTACTTAAAGTTTTTATTACTACTATTAATTATAAAGGTAGTAATAATACTTAAAGTATACGTAAGGTAAACATGAAGTATACACACAAGATCAAACGAAAAATTGACGGTGGTACAAGCTGGATGTTTGTTCCACCAGAGGACGTAGCTAGGGCTGGGGTACTATCCACTAGGACATTTAGGGATGGTCGTACAGCTAGGCATGAGATACCTAAGCTAATAGCTTTGGTTGATAGCTTTAGGAGAGGGGAGATAGTAGTAGGTAGATGTGGTCCAAGCTCTACCCTAAGCCAAGTCCTAGACTACTACCTAAACACAAAGCATTTTAATTCTCTGTCGTATAACACACAGAAAAACTATGAGTATAATCTTAAATCTATTTGTACTGGTGCTGTGTTTAACAAATCAGTAGGCAACATTCCGCTCAACAAGTTGAACACAAACATATGCACTGAGATGTATGACCAGTGGGAAGCTACTGTAAGTACAGACCATGCTAATCAATTAGCTAGGATATTCTCAGTGCTTATCAACTACTGTATTTCAATGGAGTTGATGATGTATAACCCCATGAAGAACGTGAAGAAGCGTAGTCATACACCACGGTCAATCATCTGGACCAATGAACAGGTTGAGTTGTTCTTAGACACAGCGTTTAGTAAATACAAATGGCGTAACGTAGGGTTGCTTGTACTGTTTGCATACGAGTGGGGTCAACGTCCTGTAGACATACGCAACCTCACATGGGACAGCATTGACTTCACCAAGAAGACTGTGACTATTACCCAATCTAAACGTGGTGCTACCGTTGAGTTACCTATTGATGATCGCCTGATGGAGATGCTAGAACAGCAAGACACTGATTGGGGTTGGCAACAGTATGTAGTACCCTGTCAGAGAGCCTCAGACAACGCCTACAGACCACTCTCTGTAGTCCAGATGAACTATCTAGTGGGTGAGGTAAAGAGGGCTTGTGGCCTACCCTCAGAGCTACGTGTGGGTGATCTAAGAAAGACAGCTATAGTTGAGATGATTAAGGGTGGGGCTGAGGCTATGCAGGTTATGTCTGTCACTGGACATAAGAACATTACGTCACTCAACCCCTACCTCAAACATAATCTTGAGACTGCTACTGAGGCATTGGATAGGAGAAAGAAATGATAAACAGGGAGACACATAAAGAATTGTGTGAGAAGTATCAAGCCTTAAAGGTTGAGGTTAAGTACTGGAAAAATCTTGCAGAGAAGTTGGAAGCTGAATTAAAAATATGGAAAGGTACAGCACCGTGAGACAACACATATACGACACGTGGACACTGATCATGGACTCAGATAGAAGCCCACTAAAGAATATACCTGACAACAATGCACGTCATCTAATCTTGCAGATACTTGCATGGATGTGGTGCATTGTGTTTAGTATCTTCTTGGGTAGCTATGTTGTGTTTGGTCTAACAGCAATAGCTCACGTGTTACTACTAGCTGCAATAGCTATCACTGTTGGTACGTTTGATACTGCTAGTAGAAATCCTAAAGTATTATCTGATTTTGCTAGACGTGTTGATGGATACAATGGTAGGCGAAACAACGGGGAGCATGACTGATGATTGAAGTAACATACATAGATCACATGGGGAGTGACCTGTCTGTAGTCAATGCAGCACGTGTATCCTTTGGTAAAAATAGTAAGGAACTAGGTTGGAGTGGTGTTGAAGGAGACCGTATGACGCCTATCCTACATGATACAGACAAGAGGTTGATCAAGTATTTAGCCAAGCATAAGCACATGTCACCCTTTGGTCATGCCTTTGCATCCTTCCATGTCAAGGCTCCTATCTTTGTAGCTAGGCAGTTAGTCAAGCATAAGTTCCTACGTTGGAATGAGGTTAGTCGTAGATATGTAGATGATGACCCTGAGTTCTTTATTCCTGATGAGTGGCGAGGTAGGGCTAGTGATAAGAAGCAGGGTAGTGCTGGTATAGTGGATATAGACAAGTATTGGACAGAGAACTTTTCTGACGATGGTTGGACCCCAATGCCTAG